CAGTACCTTCAAACAGTAGCTAACACGTTGAGATATATAGATACTACTCGTTACACTACTCGTTACACTTCGTTACAAAACAATACCTTTCGTTACACTTTCTAATCGTGGTTGGATCTCATCTTGGAAATAATTAGATGATAGTTTGAAATTGCTGGTATATATAGACTAAAGTAAATATCTTATGGATAATCCTACCAACCGATATAGAGTTTATTTGATAGAGTGCTATCCGATACATACCCGGGACAACATTACGAGGATTATCAAGATTGGCATCTCAAAAAACGTGAAGCGGCGATTACAGTCTTTGCAACACTCTAGTCCTTTTATCTTAGAAACAATTTTCACATCCCCTGTACTTGATCATAACGCGAAACGTTTAGAAAAGTGGCTGCACGATCAATTTGCTGAACATCGTTTAAAGGGAGAGTGGTTTTGTTTGGTGGACGATAATGTTGTTCAAACTAAAAATTTTTTAGGTGACGAATCGTTGGTGGATAAATTGGAGTATTTTCGTTTTATAGCGAATCACTCTAAGAGTGCTAAAGATGAGTGGAAAGATAAAATTTTGGACCCCCGTGTGTTAGATAAGATATGGGAGGATTCGCTTGAAGATGGAAAGCCAAAACGTGATTACATATTTTTGAATTAGAAAGAAGAAGGAATGTCAAAACGAATAGACGTTAAGGCTGGGGAGATCGAAGAGACCCATGGCCGTAAATTGACGAATAGACAAAAAGAGTTTGCTCGTCACTTTGTAGATGGAACTCACTCCAATGCAGAATGCGCCCGACTTGCCGGTTATGCAGATAAAGATGGCAACGCTCGTATCCAAGCGCACAAACTTTTAGACCCTAGTTTGTTTCCGCATGTTTCAGAATTTATCACAGAACTTCGAGAGGATAGAGAGAAACGATATGGCGTTACTCTCATGGGTCAGCTCAAACGACTGAGAGAACTTTCGGTAAGTGCAGAAGAGGCGGGACAATTTTCTGCAGCGATCAACGCAGAGAAAACAAGATCCGCTCTTGGTGGTCTTACTACAGATAGACGAGAGACAAATCACTTCCACGCTATCGAAAACATGAGTCGTCAAGAAATAGAGTCGCGGCTGCAGGAGCTACGAAAGTCTCATCCCCATGCTTTTGTGGATGCTGAATATGAGGTCATGAATGAGTCAGAAACCAGAGACACTTCTATGGAATCGGATCAAGTCAAAGATACCCCCAAGTTGGAACACCACGCGGATTGAAAACCGTTATGGAGGCGGGGTTCCGGACGTTCATATATGTGCGGAAGGCATACCCTTCTGGGTGGAACTTAAAACAACTAAAACTAACGCAATAAATATCTCATCCCATCAAATCGCTTGGAATTACGCCTATTGTAAGTCGGGGGGCGTAAGTTTTTACTTGGTACACCCCCTCTTATCCCCGCACCTATATTTGTTTGACGGGGTTCATGGTCGGGAGTTAGCGAAGTCGGGTCTTCGGGGCGTGGACACTGGGTCGGGGTCGGGGTCGGGTGTCAAGCCACTATGGTCGGGGGACAGTGAGTCGGGGCTCGTGGTCGGGATGCTCGAGGTTGCCCGGGGTCGGGTCGGGGACCAGGTCGGGTCGGGAGCCCAGTCGGGTCGGGTTCCTTGGCCGGGGCCTGGTGTATAAGAAGACCCCGGTAGGGAAAGGGGTCCTACCGGGGTCAGGTGGCCAGGGATGGAGTACGCCTGGCCGGCGTGCGTTTTTAAGGATAGTGTCAACAACCCGCACGCCTTATATATTCTAACAGCTCATTGCCAGTGTTAAAGCCTTGAGTGTCTGTATGCTCTCCATCGACAAACACCACCACGTGGTATTTGTCGCCTTCATAGTTTTCTGTTACTTCGAACCGTGCGCCGTGCTGCGAGTGTATATCGAATGCTAAATTATCCATGGTCATATCCCCTCACTACAAAACCGCTTGTATCATTTTTGGCCAGCTTGCCCTTGGGCTCTAAACCGACAATTACGGGTGACGGATCTAGGTGACGCAAATCATGGGTGGTGCCGTCTATTACATCATGGCCCATAAACCGTTTAGGCAATCCCTCCCCGAAAACCACCGCGACATTGTAACCCGCGATTAAAGCTTGTTCGGCGTCTAGTCTGTTTTCTTCTGACAAGCTAAACGTTAAGTGATAGTTGGCGGGGCGCTTTTTGTTTAGGATCCGCTCTAAGCTTTTGGTGTAATCAATAAATTGTGTTTCTGGATAACGGACGGGCAATGATTGTCCATTGTCCGTTTTGATATATTCAAAAGCAAGGTCCGTAGATCCGTTGGGCCGTACACATAAATCCAAGTTTTCTCGATCCGCTTTCCGAATCAATGCTTCGACATGGCTTGTCATTTCGGCCATGAATGCTTTTCGGTCATCCATGAACCATTGCGCTTTGGCAATGCGACTTTCGCGGACCTTGTTTGTGCCTTTGTTTAGATCCGTGACCATTGCAGCGTGACCGCTATACCAGCCTAAACATAAATCACGGCAACCCTTTGTTGAGTTCCCGCATAGGTCGCCGCGACCTGCCGTGCTATGGGGCGCCATGTAGTTGATGGCGTTTAGATATCCGAAGTCGCTGGCCATGATGGCTTTCGGACTATCGACGGAAAAGAATTTAGTAAAACGTTTGGTCATAATAACCTCCAAATTGTTGACAAGCGAATTGTACCATGGTTGGCGGGTCGGGGTCAAGTCGGGTCAAGTCGGGTCGGGATCGGGTCGGGTCGGGATCGGGTCATAAAAGAGGCCCGGGGCTGGGTAGCTCCGGGCCTAAGTTACGGGACCGGGGTTTAACCTCGAGGTCCCTTCCAGGGAGGTAAGCGGCTAGGATAGAACCCAGCCGCCTCCCGTGTCAATTTATGCCGTTACCGTCAAGGTCGTTTCTTCTAATTCAATAACGATGGGTCCACCGTGTAGGACTCTATAAACCATGTCCTCACCTAACTCTATAAAATGTGCAAAGTCATCATTACTTACCGCATAAGTTTTATCCCATAGGGTATCGCGGTTTGCTTTGGTGGGTTTGTATCCTCGCGCATATACGACAGTGTTGAAGTCGTCCCCGTCATCTAAGAACGTTCTCTCTGCGGAGGACATAAGATAGATACCCTCATCTTTAACAAGTGTAAGACCATAGTCCTCTGTATATTCATCGACGTATGGAATCTTGCGCTTGTTGTTCATCGCGTGTTTCAACATCCGAGAGAGGGTGTCTTTTTTGTCGTTTTTAAAAGTAAGTTTTGCCAATGTTTTTCTCCTAAGTTGTTGACCATGGGATTATATGGGACTATAACAAAAGGGTCAATAATTTTTATGGAGTTAATCTAATGTCTACTAGAGCATGTTATACATTTTCTGATGACCGTGGAGATGTCCACGTTTACAAGCACCATGATGGCTATCCTTATTATGCCTACCAAGGAGGCGAGGCTGGCGGTCTAATTTGGATCAACGATGCAAAAGATTTTGCATGGGGTCTGCCACGTTTTGAAGCGGACGAATTCGCCGCCTCTTTCGTTGCCGCTAATAAAGATAGCGGTGAGCATTCAGGCGGTGGTGTTCGCTTGATCAATAAAGAACACCCGTGGGAAGATCACGCTGATTGCGATTACTGGTATTTGGTCACTACCCGAAAGGGCGAACTCTATGTTACCGTTATGAGTGTCGATTGGTGGAGGGAAGAGGAACGCCGTCAATTACCTGTGATGGAAGGTCCGCTTGATGAATTGTTGAGAGATCAACGCGAGAGGAGGGCCGCATAATGCCAAACCATACGCAAAACACTTTACACGTTTCTGGTAAGAAATCCGACATCGATAAGTTCCTCGCCCATATGGGCGAGGAGATGGATTTCGAAAAAGTGATCCCGTCTCCCAAAAACATGTTCCGTGACAATTTGTCTCAAAAGGATAAAGAGCGATTGAAATCGGAGGGCGTCCCTAATTGGTACGATTGGCAATGTGAAAATTGGGGAACCAAATGGAACGCTTATGAGTGCGAATTCCGAAAAGAGAATCTTATAGATGATTGGTTCGGCTTGACCTATGAATTCTTGACAGCGTGGTCTACTCCCGAACCAGTGATCAGAAAACTTGTTCTTGATTGGCCCGACCTCGAGATTAGCGGCGGGTGGGTTGATGAAGGGTACGAAGGGTGCGGAAGCTTCTGCGAGTTCTGGCCCGACTAATAAAACTCCTTTGTTGAAAACTTCGGGGCGGCCTTCGGGTCGCCCTTTTTTTATGGTCGGGTCGGGAACTGGGGACTAGGTCGGGTCGGCTGCGCCCGGTGCTGCCGGCAAAAAAATAGGGGGGACACTGTCCCCCCTGTATGTAATCGGGTCGGGTTAATCAAAGATAATGGTGCTACTGATATCGGACCGATAGTATTCGTCTATGGTGCAATCAAATAGATAGTGACCCGTCCCGTGCGAATTGGCCAGATCCTTGGCCTGCTCCAAGGTAAGCTTTTCATCGTCGGGCCCAGATATGAAAATCCCCATATCCGTCCCGTCATGACATGTCCCAACGCAATATGTTTTAGTCATTTTGGAAACCCCTCAAGCTGATCTTCGGTTAACCCGTAATATTTTACGGGATCAACGGGGAAGCGAGTGCATTCGCTTACATAAGGATGGGTGATAAAGATCCCCTCAAAATCAAACCCCAGTTCTCCATCGTTGCTATAAATGTTAGGCATTTATAAACTCCATCGTTTTCTCTATACATTCCCGTTCGTCGCATTTCATATCAACCATTTGGGCGTTTAGTTTCTCAAAACTTTTTTCCTTACCCAAATGCGAGACGACTAATCGCGCTTGTTTATCATGCAATTCAATAGCCTCTAACACTTCATCTGTCAGATCGGTCGTTTCGTTCATTGCGTCAATAACACGATCATACCTAGCAGACAATTCTCTGGTTAGATTTTCAAGTTCAATATCAAACAAGGTTTTTCCCCTTCAAAAAATAGGGGGGACATCGTCCCCCCTTGGTTAATGGTTAGGCGACCAAATTAAATAGTTCGCCCCGATATGCCTCTTGAAATTCTGGCGAGGCATACGCCAGTGTCATGCGGGTGATCTCTGATTTGTACATATCACCATATTCCCATGACCCATAGGTCGCGTCCGATTTTCCCGCCGTATACCAAGTGGCATACGGCCCTTCGTTCTTCGGCATCTTGTACGTTTTCAAGACACGAATTTCCATTGTGCCAAGATCATCGATCACCGCCGTGAACGTGGCATATGGGTTTTCAACGTCGCGTGATTTTCCTAGTGGATTTTTAGCCATGTCAATTACTCCTATGTTGTTGACTCTTGGACAGTACTCCCATATAATCCCATGGTCAACAAATAAATGGAGTTTACAAAATGAGTAAGCAAGCCGAACAAGATTTGATAAATCAAATGAACGAAATCCGCGCCGTCGATCCATTGCTTGATGAAAAGATGGCCTATTGGCAAGAAGCGCATGATGCATTTAACACGACAGGCCTTAGCCTCATGCAATTGAACGACACCCCGGAAGGCAAGATTAAGGCGACTAAAATATGTGAGAAGATTGGCGCGGCCATGGTCGCTAAGTTTGGAGAGGACGTATGACATACTTATATGAAGCATTGCCCGTATCTTCCGAAATATATGACAAGGTAAAGATAGGGGACACATGGGAAGCGGACCTTCGTTTTCAAATCGGTGGCCTTAGTCCCCAACCTCTTGGGGTCGTGATCAACGGTATGCACGACGACGACACCAACCAAGATATCTTGATCATTCGTTATGAGGAGGAGGGATAATGACTCTATTCACGCACGACCCGAACTATGGGGACAACACGACCTGTGATCTGTGCAAGGATGTGTTTGATGCACGCAATAGCGATTACGAAGTGATCAACAATAAATGGATTTGCGGACGCTGTTTGGAATTCAGAGATATCCATGATGAGATCATGGGATAGCACCTAACCCTTCCATGAACTTCGGGCGACCTTCGGGTCGCCCTTTTTTTATGGAAGCTGGGGATCGGGTCGGGTCGGGATCGGGTCGGGATCGGGTCGGGTCGGGATCGGCGCCCAGCTGCCGCCGCCCTACTATACGTGTAACGTATAGTAATAACACATAATCAAAAACCTGGTTTCCTCTCGCTCGATATTGTCGCCCGATAGCCAAAGAAAAGCGCCGAAAATTATTTTCAAGAAAATGCATTTTTTTCTAGACAGTTTACCATGATTGATGGTAGAACATGTATGTTCTAGACAAATGAAAGGGAACAGAACAAATGAAACACTTCACTTTATCCGATAACACCGTTATCAAAAACACCAAACAAGTAGCCATTGAGTTTGTCCGCATCCATGCGGAACATGCCGCTCTGTCCGAAGACTTGGCTACTTTGAAAACTCAAATCAAAGCGAATGATGGCTATGCATGGGCCGCGCATAACATTGCATTGTCGATATCGAAGACTAATCGCTTTGATCAAAAAGCCGCTAAGGCCATGCTTAAAGATAAGGGCGCTACGGACGCCGAGATTGAATCTCTCTCTATCAAAGGCACAACCCAAAAAGTATCCATCATTTAATCCATAGGGGGGACACTGTCCCCCCTTCATTTTGAAAGGGAAAACAATGTCTGACTTAATGATCCAAGGATTGCAAGAAATGTTCAACCATTTAGGTGATCATCCAAACGACAAGGGAAAACGGAAACGCTATAATCAGTCAAGAGATTGGACGGCTGCCGATTTCCTAAAATGGTACGCCAAGGAATGGGAGACGCACGTATCCCGAAACATGGCCGCTGATTATTTGTATGGCATGGAGGATAACCAAGTGACCGCTTTGACTAGGGTTGCCAATGATTTATTGGATGATCTAGCACGTCACAGAAAACGCAAGATTGCCATCGAACAATTAAATGAAAACGAACAATTGAAATCTTATTGAGAGGGAAAAGAAAATGAGAAAAGTATTCGGAGTTTTCTTTATCGTGATCGCCGCGTTTATGTCAGGTAGCGGCTATCTGTTTCTACGTGATGAAGTTTGGATTGATCCAATGACGGGTTTTGTTCTGTCAAGTTGCATGGTCATAATCGGAGCGTGTTCTGGATTTGTCGGACTGGCATTTTTCAAAACTACTTAATCAAAAATAAGGTTCCGGAGCGGTTTCGAAATTCAAAGAGGCCGCTCCGAAATCCGCGTCCATGTCGGGCGCGGCTGGGTTCTTACAGCGCCAGATGTAAGAAGTGTTTTGAACAAATAATCATGGCTATTAATCGTTGGTGCCAGGAACCATGATCAGTGGTCCGAGATTCTTTAGTTCCATGATGTAGTTACACTCTGTGCATGTAACGACAGCGTCTGCAAAGATGAAGAAAGAATTACTTGCACATCTCAGGCATTCGAGTTCTTGGGGCCCCCCGGGCGGTGGTCCCAGATTTACAACGTCTCCCATTTGCGTGGTTCCCTTACATTTGTTTCTATATTATATAGTTTCTGGAAAATATCTGGAGTAAAAAAGTGTTAAATGCGACAGATGAGGTAATGCGTGAAATCTTGGCTTTGGAGCAGGCCAAGCGGACATTATCGATCAGGGAAGTTGCACAGAATGATTTCATGGCGTTTGTGAAGCATGTGTATGAGGGTTTTATAGAGGGGACCCATCATAAGCAGGTTGCACGTCAGTTTGAGAAGTTGTCCATGAACCCCGGTTCACGGATCATTGTCAACATGCCCCCTCGTCATACGAAGTCTGAGTTTGCCTCGTATTTATTGCCGGCGTGGTTGATAGGCAAGAATCCTGAGTTGAAGATTATCCAGACGACTCACACGGCTGAGTTGGCGGTACGGTTTGGTCGTAAGGTAAGGAACCTTATGGAGCTGGAGATATACAAGGAGATTTTTCCTGACGTTGATTTGCGTGCGGATTCGAAAGCTGCTGGTCGTTGGGAGACCGGGCAGGGGGGTGAATATTTTGCGGCTGGTGTAGGTGGAGCCATCACGGGCCGTGGTGCGGATTTGTTGATCATTGACGATCCTCATTCTGAACAGGATGCGTTGTCTGATACGGCGATGGAACATGCGTATGAGTGGTATACGTCTGGTCCTCGTCAGCGGTTACAGCCTGGTGGTTCGATAGTTGTGGTTATGACGCGGTGGTCGTTGAAAGATTTGACGGGCAAGCTGATTAAGGCGCAGGCGTCTGACGTGATGGCTGATCAATGGGACGTGGTTGAGTTTCCAGCGATACTTCCAAGTGACAATGTTCTATGGCCAGAGTTCTGGAAGAAGGAGGAGTTGTTAAAGGTCAAGGCTTCATTGTCCGTGGGCAAGTGGAATGCACAGTGGCAGCAGAATCCTACGGCTGAAGAGGGTGCGATTATAAAGAAGGAGTGGTGGAACAAGTGGGAGAAGGATTCCATACCTCCTGTGAGCTACATTATGCAGAGTTATGACACGGCGTTTAGTAAGAAGGAGACGGCAGACTACTCTGCTATTACCACGTGGGGTGTATTTCAGCCGAGTGAGGGTGGTCCGGACAACATAATTCTTATGGATGCGAAGCGTGGGCGCTGGGACTTCCCGGAACTGAAGTCAAATGCGATGGAGGAGTACAAATATTGGGAGCCCGACATGGTTTTGATTGAGGCCAAGGCCAGTGGTACACCGCTCACGGACGAGTTGAGGACGATGGGGATACCTGTTGTCAATTATACACCGTCCAAGGGCCGTGATAAGCACACGAGGATGCATATGGTGGCGCCGATTTTTGAGTCTGGGAAGGTTTGGGCGCCTGAAAAGAAGTTTTCGGAGGAAGTCATCGAGGAATGTGCTGCATTTCCTAATGGCGAACACGATGACTTTTGTGATAGTATGTCGATGGCACTCATTAGATACCGTAAAGGTGGGTTCCTTCGACTTGACAGCGACGAAGAAGAGGACGAACCTGTTTTTCGTCCGCAAGCGAGACAATATTATTAGGAGATTTCCATGCAAAAATCCATTCCGAAATGGGTTCAAGAGCGTATGCGTGAACCATCGACGTATGCGGCGATTGGTATTGGTGCTGTAGGTATAGGAATCCTTGCCGACAGTTCTTTGGTGGTTCTGTTGGGTATCATTGTAGGGGTAGGAGCCTTTGTTTTGAAAGAGAAGGGACTCCTATAAGGTTTTTGTATGCCTATATATCAAATTGGCATCTACAACAGATTTATTAGAGACAAAGTGCGCTCTGGTGAGGATGTTGGTGAGGAAGAAGCCGCTTGGGAAGATGTTCATTACTTTGATGTAGAGGCTGACAACGAGCAGAAGGCTAAAAGATTGATACAATCGGAATATAAGGAGTCCAAAGGGTTCGTTATAGACTGTGTTGACCTTTATCACTCTTTGTAAATGTAGTTGATAGGGTAAGAAAATGGATCCTTTGACGCTTGCGGCTGTTACGGGTGGATTTGCCGCTGTAAAATCAGCCATAAGTGGCGTTAGGAGTGCTTTGGAGTCCGCTGATGACGTGGGCGCCATAGCTGGTCACATAGATACGCTGTTTAGGACCCATGGTGCGGCTAAAAAACGCATAAAAGAGGCCGAAAAGAACAAATTACCCAAAAATAAGTGGGCTAAGTTCGTTAAACTTACTCTTAAAAGCGATGACAACGACGAAACGTCCTTGGCCAATGTAGCAGCGGCAAAATTAGCAGAAAAACAGCAAGAAGAAGACATTCGTAAGCTATCACTTCAAATCGATAAGCGTTTTGGTCCTGGAACGTGGGGGGAGATACTTGAGGCCCAAGAGCAGGCGAAGGTAGAACGAAAAAAACGTCTGAAAAGGGAGGCTGAAGAGCGTGCCGAGGCTAAATTACAAGGTAGGACTTTCTGGCAGAAAGTTTTGATTGAAACAGGCAAGGTCATCTTTGTTATATTGTTTATAGCTGGGATGATAGCCTTCATCTGGCACAATAAGGTTTAAAATGGAAGGCGCGATTGACATACGTTTGATCGTGACGCTAGGCGGCATACTTTTTAGTGTCGCTGGAGCTGCCGCCGTGGGCAAGATGCAAATCAGGTCCATACTTGATGCCATGGGGGACGTGGAGAAAAGACTTCGTGAGATCGATAAACGTATTGACGCACTTGAAAGCGGACATGAGGTTATATCCTCAAGAGTAAAAACATTAGCCGAAATAAATAGTGTGTCTGCGCTTGCCACGCATAATCGAGAGACCTCTGAGATGCAGTCTGCGATTAAAGAGTTGAGGCGTGATATGGAGCGTCAATTGAGTATGCATAATGGTTCGCATCCCCCCGTTGTCCCGAAACAATCATGATGCTATAAAAGTCAATACCTTTTGAAAGTATTTTTAAATGGCTAACGGTATATCAGATTTAGAAAGAGGAATTGCACAGGCGTTGCCCGATTCCTTCAGCTTGACTCCAGAAGGGATACTTGATTTTGCTAAAAACAATCCCGCCACCGTTGCCACAGGTGCTTTGAGTGTAGTGGACCTAGCGGGTGGCCTTGGTAGATTTGCAAAATCATCAACTCCGATTGGCATATTAACAAATGTTGGCAAAGCACTTATTTCAGGAAAAATGAGAGACCTTCTTCCTTTTGGTAGCTACCTTTTTCCGACTGAGGAAGAGCTTGCGGCAAAAGAATTAGGTGAAGTTATGGGTGGTTTGGGGTCAGCCCAACCTAACCTGTCTCCTTCGCAAAGGAATGCTGTCTTACAAGATTATGCGAGAAATTATATTGATCCAGGGACTCTTCAAAAGTTACTAGGAGAAGAGACTGCTCAACCACCAACCACTACAGGAGGTTTGCCACCTCCCAGTCCTGTGCAGAGTCAACCAATAGCTCCTGCCGTAACAAGGGGTCTCCCACCTCCTAGTCCTGTGGGAGTAGCATCGTTAGGTTCGCCCTTTGCTGCTCCGGGGGTAGGGATTTTTGGTACTCGTGGTTACACTAATGAAGCAGACGTTTATGGAGAGAGTTCACCTTTTGGAGGCATGGGCGCACCAGATGAGGGCGGTGATGGTGTTGGTGGAACATTATCAGGAGATGATGATTGGTCCGGCATCGACGGTTATCTTTAGGTAAAAATTATGATACAAGCTTTACTACCTAGTATACTACCCGCAGTCACAGATGTTATTGGGCGGTTTTTGCCTGAAGACAAAGAAGCACGTGCGAAAGCGGAGAGACAGTTAGAGCAACAGCTTGCGACTCATCTTGCTAAGATTGACGTAGCGCAGTTGGAAATAAATAAAACGGAAGCGGCCCACCGTTCTATCTGGGTAAGTGGTTGGCGCCCGTTCATCGGTTGGTCATGTGGGGTGGCCTTGGCTTGGTCCTATGTGGTCACGCCGATATTGCATTTTGGCCTGGCCCAAGCGGGACTTCTTGTGGACCTCCCTGCCATGGACATGAGTGAAATGATGCCCGTTTTGATGGGGATGTTGGGATTGGGAGGTCTCAGGACCTTCGAAAAATTTAAAGGGGTTACTAAATAATGGCAAAAGAACCCATCTCACTAATAGATACGTCCATGCCCTCTCAAGGTATGCCGTTAGGCGGTAGTGAAGAAGAGATTGAGGTTGAGGAGATTGAAGAACCCACCGATATGATGGAAGACGAGGATGGGTCTGTTGTTCTTAACTTTGATGAGATGATCACGGAAGAACTTCAGACAGAGCCTGATGCTAATCTAGCCGAGATCATGGATGAGAGGGTTCTGATGGATATTTCCTCAGAACTCGTTGGGTATTACGAAGACGACAAGAGTGGCCGTCAGGAGTGGGAAGATACCTACACGGATGGTCTAGATCTTTTGGGCGTCAAATATGAAACACGTGAGGAGCCCTTCCGAGGTTCCAGTGGCGTGACCCACCCGATTATAGCCGAGGCTGTTACGCAGTTTCAGGCGCAGGCTTACAGAGAACTCCTTCCTAGTTCTGGTCCCGTTCGAACTCAGGTTGTTGGTGCAGCGACTCCTGATGTTGAGATGCAGGCTCAACGTGTTCAAGAATTTATGAACTACCAGATAACTCACATAATGGATGAGTATGATCCGGAGATGGATCGTTTGTTGTTCTATCTCCCGTTAGCTGGAAGTGCTTTCAAGAAGATTTACTATGATGACATTCTTGACAGGGCCGTGTCTCGATTTGTGCCGGCTGATGATCTTCTCGTTCCGTACAACGCCACCGATTTAAGTTCTGCTTCCCGTATCACGCATGTCATTCGCATGAACACGAATGATGTACGGAAGTTTCAGGCGGCTGGGTTCTATCGTGATATTGAACTTACGGCGTATGACTCCGACGATGAACTGAAGGAGAAAGAACGTAGCTTGATGGGCGTCGAGAAGACAGGCGCTGACGATCAAGACTGCACTATCCTCGAGGTTCACACGGATCTGGATTTACCGGGTTTTGAACACACCAATCCTATAGACGGAGAAGAGACAGGCATTAAGCTTCCTTACATCGTTACGATAGATGAAGGAAGTTCGAAGGTTCTTTCTGTCCGTAGGAACTGGCGCGAGGGTGACGAGTATTACAGAAAAATACAGTACTTTGCACATTATAAGTTTTTACCCGGTTTAGGTTTTTATGGGTTTGGACTACTGCACATGATTGGTGGTTTAGGCCGTTCCGCAACTTCTATTTTGAGGCAACTGATTGATGCTGGAACACTTGCTAATCTTCCCGCTGGCTTTAAAGCTCGTGGTATTAGGATTCGTGACGCTGATGAGCCTCTGTCTCCTGGTGAGTTTCGCGATATTGATGTCCCCGGCGGTGCTTTGCGAGAAAGCATCTTGCCGCTTCCCTACAAGGAACCAAGCCAGACGCTGATGGGTCTTTTGGGATTTGTTGTAGATGCTGGCCGTAGGTTTGCTTCTATAGCTGATATGCAAGTGGGAGACGGCAATCAACAAGCTGCGGTAGGAACAACCGTTGCTCTTTTGGAGCGCGGATCAAAGGTGATGTCAGCCATACACAAAAGACTGCATTATGCACAAAAACAAGAGTTTAGGATGCTAGGTCGTGTGTTCGCTGAATCACTCCCTCCAATGTACCCGTACAATGTCTATGGCGCAGAGGCGACAGTTAAGCAGACTGACTTTGATGAAAGGGTAGATGTCATACCTGTATCTGATCCAAACATCTTCTCCATGTCTCAACGTTTAGCCTTGGCACAGACACAATTGGAATTGGCTCAAAGCAATCCTCAGATGCACAACTTGCACGAGGCGTATCGTCGCATTTACGAAGCGATAGGGGTTGACAATATAGAGGCTTTGTTACCAACGCCACAGCCACCTCAACCTACCGACCCAGCTATTGAGAACGCCAAGGCAATCATACAAGAGACATTGCAAGCGTTCCCGACACAGGATCATGATTCTCACATAGCTTCTCACGTTGTGTTTATGCAGACTCCTATTGTAGCCTCATCACCTCCTGTGTTTGGTTTACTTCAAGCGCATATATGTGAGCATATTGCACTGAAGGCTCGAGGCGTTGCAGACGCTGAAATGAGAATGGCTATGGAGCAGGCTATGCAAATGGGCCAACAGCCGCCACAGGTGGATGCCGAGGCGAGGGTTGCTGAATTGATAGCCACCTATACTCAAGAAGTCATGGCCGCATTTATGCCGCCACCGGAGGGACAAGTAGATCCTCTCGTAGAACTTCGTGCTAAAGAACTTGATATCAAAGCCACTGACGTACAGCGTAAGTCTGAGGAGTTTGCTTTACAGCATCTGTTTGACAAGGAGAAAGAGGAGAATCGTCAGGAGCTTGTCCGAGAGAAGATGGACTCGCAAGAAGATATTGCGCTCTTACGTGCAGAAGTGAATAGAGAGCGTATGGAACAACAAGATAGACAGCAAAGGAATTAGTTTTGAGTCGTAAAACAAAACCAACGATCCCTACCCGCAGACGCGGTAGAGGTATTGGTAAGATTCATTTGACTAGCAGAGGTGCGCCTAGAGTTGGCAATCCTGATGTGCGCTCTATTGATAAGGCCATGCAAAAAGCCATGCGTGCTTCTTTAAAAAAGAGGAACAAGGCGAATACCATAGATCAGTACACGAGTATGTTGTTACACGATGGTGGTATGGCTAAAAATACGAGGGTATTTTGATGACTATGTCTCGTTCTCAGATGCCTAAACAGTTAACTGGTAATAGGAGAAAAAAAGTGGCTATGAAAAAGAAAAAAGGCGGCACTCGTCGCAAAAAGATGATGGGCGGCGGCATGGGCATGAAGAAAAAAGGTTACGCTCGTGGCGGCATGAAGAAAAAAGGTTTTGCTCGTGGTGGTGCCAAACGTAAGTAATGCCATATTTGCAAAGCAACATCCCGCATTTTCATTGCTGGGTGCGAAGAGAGTTCACGCATAACCACGAGAAGTATCATGGAGAGTTTCTCCATGCCATGGTTATAGCTGTCAATACGATTCCAGATCGTTCTTTAAGCTTTCAAGTTATTTTTACAGGCTGTGAAAGTGACGATTCGGATGAGGAGAACATCCACGGGGGTGCCATGTGGGCTAGAATGCCTATCACGGCCCTCGTGGCAGATACGCCACTTGAGGAGTGGCCAGAAAGAATGGTGACCCATCATGCCCAACCGTGGGACTGTAGTTCTAGAAATCATTCTGTGATAGTGTACGATAGAACAAGTTCTAGCCCTTGGCTTTGTAAGATTGATGGTGAGTTTTATACGGGTAAATATATGTTTACGGTTGATTACACGGAGTCTTCTATTTCGGATGACCCCGCCCAGCATAAACAAAGTCATGTGATTGAACTTACAGACGCTGGAAAATGGACAGGTAACATAATTGCATTACCCAACAACCGAGTTAGGACAACAAGTCCCGCTTTGTGGGAAACAGGTGAAGGAGCCCCTGATTTTAAACCAAGTCAATGGATGCATAACGCGGAATCTGACGACAGTTACATGGACCCTTCGGTGACTTTTGATAATTTGTACAACAAGAAGTAATGTTTCACGTGAAACAATATGGCTAGAAAACGAGAAAAACCAATTAGTCGCACTACAAGGGGCAAAGGTGCAAATTACCGCCCCACCAAGAGTGGTGCCGGGATGACTAAGAAGGGTGTTGCGGCGTACCGTAAAGCCAACCCTGGTTCCAAGCTCAAGACGGCTGTAACGGGTAAGGTGAAGAAAGGAAGCGCAGCGGCGAAGCGTAGGAAGAGTTATTGCGCTAGATCTGCCGGACAGTTGAAACGTAGTTCTGCAAAAACAAGAAATGATCCAAATTCTCGTATTCGGCAGGCTCGTAGAAGGTGGAAGTGCTAATGGCAAAAGACGCTTGTTATAAGAAAGTCAAAGCAAGGTACAAGGTATTTCCTTCGGCCTATGCTTCTGGAGCGATTGCTAAATGCCGTAAGGTAGGCGCCAGCAATTGGGGCAACAAAACCAAAAGAGCTGTAGGCGGCACGGTCAAGACCAACGGTTGTGGTGCTGTCATGTCGCGTCACAGTGGCCGACAGGTCAAGGTTTTCTGATGGCTGTTCGTAAGACAGCGAAGGGCGCGGCACTTAAACGTTGGTTTAAGGAAGACTGGGTGGATGTTAGAACGGGAAAACCCTGTGGCAGAAAAAAGGGTGAGAAGCGAGGAACACCTTACTGTAGACCTAGTAAACGTGTGTCGAAAAAGACACCAAAGACATCAAGTGAGTTAACATCCTCCGAAAAAAGGTCTAGGATCTCACAAAAGAAAAGGCTAGGACAACCGGCAGGGAAGCCTAGAAGAGTTAAATCTGTAAAGCGGTACACAGGTGGCGCTGTTAAAGTGAGGATTTTCTGATGGCTAAAAGTAGAATGGTAAACCAGATGTCTGAACAAATGGACATCCCTAAATCGGAGGCCAAGGGTCTTATGAACAAAGCCAAACAAATGAATGATGTGGAGATGGCCGAAGGTGGTTTGAACGAAGGTCAGAGAGCCCTGAGAAAAGAAGTCATGGGAATGGCCGAAGGTGGAGCGGCGAGAGTTTTTAGGTATAATGACAACGGTGGAAAAGGAACTTTCTAATGACTACTTCATCGACTTACAAAAGAATGTTAAAGAAACGACAGCAGGAAGATCGAAATAAAATTACCGAAGATTATAAACAAGATATGGAATTTGCGGAAGATAAAGGTAGATCCACAGATTATCTTAGAAACCAAGCTATGAATACGCTTGCCGATAAAGCCATGGAACAGTTACTTGAAGAGGAGGAGGATGAACAGCTACTCGAAGATTACGGTAGAGATGCTCCTAAAGCACGGAGGTTCATGACTAAACGTGCTGATGGTGGCACCGCAACGATGCCCGAAGATTTAGGCTACATGGTTGGTGGTGCGATGAAAGAGAAGAAGCGCGGCCCCATTAAGTACGCTGCTGGTGGCGCCGTCAAAGGTAAAAAATTCTCAGGTATTTTTTAATGGCCGATCCAACGACCTTTGCATATGCCGTATTAAAGGCTATACAGGGTCGCATAGAACTAACGCAAGATTCTATCCTTCACGGCAGTCCTAAAGACATGGAGTCTTATAAGCTGCTAATCGGAGAACTGAAGGGATTGGAGTTTGCAGAACAAGAGATAAGGGATCTCTTGCAATCATCGGAGGACTGATGTCTAAAACTCTCTACGTTCCAGATCATGTTCTGGATTCGCAAAAGAAAGATGCAACTGTAGCTAAAGCTTACATAGACAAGAACGATAAAGTTCTTGATCCATCTCTCGTTTCCAAAAACTTAAAAGAAAGACTCCCCCAGCCAACAGGCTGGCGTCTTCTTGTCATGCCTTACATGGGGAAGGCCACCACAGACGGTGGCATACATATTCCTGATGCTGTTCGTGATAGAGAAGCACTCGCTACCGTGGTTGCGTATGTCTTGAGGGTTGGTCCTCTTGCGTACCAAGACCCCGGTAAATTTGGCCCAGAGGGGCAACCTTGGTGTGCTGAAGGTGATTGGGTTTGCATTGGCCGATATGCCGGCGCTCGATTTAAAATCGATGGCGGCGAAGTACGGATCATCAATGATGATGAGGTCATTGCTACAATCCTCGAACCGGATGACATTAAGCATGTATAGAAAGAAGAAAGAGACCATGGAGAAAAACCATGCCTGAAGAGTCTAAGATCGACATAGGTGATGAGGAAGAAAAGTCAGTAAGTGTAGACTTATCTGAAGATTCCGAAGAGCCAAAAGAAGAGTCTGAAGAAAAAGTTCAAGCTTCCGAAGAGGAACTTGATGATTATAGTTCTGGGGTCAAAAGTAGAATTAACAATTTGACCAAACGTTTCCGTGAGGAAGAACGGCAGAAACAAACTGCTATTGAGTATGCTGAGAATGTCCGCAAAGAGAATGAAGGCTTGAAGGAGCGCATTCAGTCTTTGGACAAGGGCTATCAAGAACAGTTTGAGACTAGGGTCTCTAATCAAATTGAGTCAGCAAAAGAGATTTTGAGACAAGCTCATGAGACGGGCGATGTTGATAAGATTGTTGATGCTCAAGCGGCTTTAGCTGATTTGACTGTTGAGAAGGGAACCTTGAAAGCTGTTAGGGCCGAAAAGGAAGAAGTGCAGACTAAGGAAGAAACTGCGCCTCAACCGCAAGCCGCCCCAGCTGCTCCCGCTCCTCCTCCTGACCCCAAAGCCGAAGCATGGGCTCAAAAAAATGACTGGTTTGGCCAAGATGAAGTTATGACATATGGTGCTTTTGGCATTCATAGGCGTCTGGTCGAAGATGAAGGATTTGACCCAACTTCAGATGACTACTATGCTGAATTAGACAATAGGCTTAGAGCAGAGTTTCCTCAGAAATTTGATGCTAAGTCTAAAAGTAACGGGGGAAGCCGGAAGGTTGCGTCAGCCGAGGCCTCTGCATCCCGCAATAGAAGTGGACGAAAAACTGTGCGATTAACGCCTTCTCAAGTTGCTATTGCAAAGAGGTTGAATGTACCGCTTGAAGAATACGCTAAATATGTGAGGGATTAATCATGACTACTGAGAACACAACTCGCCAAAAGTCTACGAGAACGCCGAGAGCCAACCAAACTCGTGCAAGGCAAGCACGCAATGAACCTTGGAAGCCACCGTCCATGTTGGACGCACCACCCGCCCCAGATGGGTACAAGCATCGATGGGTCCGGGCAGAAGTTATGGGTTTTGATGACCGTAAAAACGTATCAGCGAGATCTCGAGAGGGATGGGAACTGGTTCGTGGTGATGAATATCCTGACTTTGAAGCCCCTACTGTTGATGACGGTAAACACGCTGGTGTTATAGGTGTAGGAGGTCTTCTGCTTGCAAGGATTCCTGTAGAGATTGTGGAACAGCGAGATAAACATTTTCGTGATATGACCCGCAATCAAATGGCGGCTGTTGATAACGAGTTAGCTCGTGAGCAACATCCGGCAATGCCTATCAGTAACCCTGAGAGGCAATCTCGTGTAACTTTTGGAGGTCCTCAAAACGAGGACTAGGAGATAGAAAATGGCTAACAGTAATGGAAGCTTTGGTCTACGCCCTCTGATGAAGCAGGGTAGTGCCGCTAACTCCACTGGTACTAATAACTACACGTTCTATGAAATTGCCAATGGCAATACCAATAAGATTTACCACGGAACACCTGTCATTCCCCTTTCAACAGGGTTTATTGACGTTGTGGGTGCCGCCGCTGGTGGATCGGTTGGTTTGCTTGGTGTGTTTCAGGGATGCGAGTACGTTTCTAGCACCACTGGAAAACCTGTGTTCAGTAACTACTGGCCGGGATCTGGGGCTGATAGCAATCACCCCGTAAAGGCGATTGTCAGTGATGATCCAATGCAACTTTATGTAATTGCATCGGATGCCACATTGACCAACGAAGCTGGGGCTCGTGCCGCAGTTTTTGCTAACGCTAACTTCTCAACCGCAACTACTGGAACGGATGCTACTGGCGTCTCGCTTGGCCGCTTGGCCGTAAGCACGATTGCCACGACAGCCGCTCTTCACATGCGGATCATGGGTTGGGTAGAGGACCCTGAGAATGCTGACTTTGCGGCAGCAGGCATTGGCATGGTTGTACGTCTGAACAATCACTTTAACAGTAACAACGGTGCTATCGTAGCTGGTACTCCGTCAACTACTGGCGTATAGGAGGATTAGAAAATGGCTATCAGTAGAGCCCAACTAGCTAAAGAGCTAGAGCCCGGTCTCAACGCCCTTTTCGGCCTTGAGTATGCCCGGTACGAAGACGAATCTGCGGAAATCTATGACACTGAATCTTCGGAGCGTGCTTTCGAAGAAGAAGTGATGCTTTCTGGTTTTGGGTCTGCGCCCGTAAAACAGGAAGGTTCCGCTGTTTCTTTTGACGATGCACAAGAAGCGTACACGGCACGGTATACGCATGAGACTATCGCTCTCGCTTTCTCCATTACGGAAGAAGCGATTGAAGATAATCTTTATGACCGCCTTGCCTCTCGCTATACGAAAGCTTTGGCTCGTAGCATGGCTAACACCAAGCAGGTGAAAGCTGCGGCTA